CGATCACGGTGACCCGCACCTCGAGTGTTCCCGGGCAGCCGACCGGGGTGTCGCTGGATGCCGGTGATGGGCAGATCACTGTGACGTGGTCAGCACCTGATGACGATGGTGGATCAGCAATCACGGGATACACGGCGTCCACCGCATCGGGCGGCACCTTGTTAATCAAGACGGTCAGTTCGTTAGGAGCGCCGGGAAGCCTGCCAATTAAGTCAGATGGCTCACAGGCCAGGGCCTCCGATAGTGCCTCCAGAATGGGCTGGGAATAGGGCTGCTTGCCCGTCTCGATCCTAGACAGGGACGGCTGGGTAATTCCCACGCGGTTGGACAGTTGAACTAGGGTTAACCCCCGGAATTTCCGCCACTCGCGTATGTAAATTCTCCTCGTCATTTGTCCATTTTGCCCGCGCCCCCCTATTGCGCAAAATATGCGATACCCGTATATTGCGCCTCATGAAACTCGAAACATGGTTAGCCCGTCAGGGCCTCACGCAAGCGCAACTGTCCGAGATGGCCGGGGTTTCCCAGCCAACAGTCAGCAGGATTTTGAGCGGTGAAACGCCGCTACCGAGTTGGCGGACCATTGCCCGTCTCCACCAAGCGACTAAGGGCGCTGTGACTGCGAACGACTTTTTCAAGTCTGCTCAACAGGGGACGGAAGCAGCATCATGAAACATCAAGTTGAAAGCGACCGCAACGACTCTAAAGACTTTTCTGCTGAACTTGTGACGAGCGGGACAGTTAGTGTTGAGCAAGTCCAGAACGCACAACCGTTAGGGCAGAGGCTTGGCCTATCCTTCTCCTGGCGATGCCTTCAGCTGTTCAACGAAGGCCACGACACGCACCACATCGCGAAGATCATGGAAGCCGAGCGGGTCAAGCGCCCCGGCAAGAACACCGTCATCACAGAAGCACGAGTTTACAACGCGATGAGCAAAGCGCGGGACAGCATTTACGAGCGGGGGCTTACGTTTCCGCGCGTGAAGGTGGGGGAAGTGAAGTCGAAGAGGAGTGAAGCATGAAAATCCTTTCTTTCATTACTGACAAAGCCGAAGCCATCAACCGCAGTGAGGGCCGCGTTACTGAGGTCAAGGGGCGCTATCACCGCTTGTGCCACCAGAACGGCCTGATTGAGCTTTCATTCAATCTGGCACCCGACCAGCGAGCCGCTTTCGACCAGAAGGCCGTCAGCTTGGAAGCCGTCATGAACAAGACGGTTTCATCTGCCACGGACGCGATGAACGCCAAGATTGCGGCGGCAAAGCGTGAAGCCGAGGACCTTGTGTCCAAGGCTCGCGCTCAGTACGACGCGGACGTGTTCGCCTTGTTTGCTGAGTTTGGCAAAATCCCGAGCAGGGAAGCCCTCATCACGAATGACACCCCGGTAGGCCACGTTGTGCGCTTGCCGGAGAGTGCCATCGTCCAGCCAGCAAAGAAGGCGGGCTAACGAACATGACCCGGAAGGTCCCCCCGACTACTAGTTCCGGGTCATCAGTCCCCGACGCGGCTTGCTCCCCAGCGACTGCGTTCCGCGTCGGGGCATCTCATTACGACGCAGAGCAAAACAGCAAGGAAAGCTACGCGGTGGCAATAGACGCAATGCGGGAGAAGCTGGAATCCTTCCGCTGTGAGCGGGTGGGGGATGCCACGCTTTACCTTGGTGATTGCAGGGAAATCCTTCCTTTGCTTCCGAAGGTGGATGCTGTGGTGACTGACCCGCCTTATGGTATTGGCAAGGACGGGCAGAAGCGAACAACAGGCGGGCACGGCGGGCGCAAGGCTTACGACTTCATGGGATGGGACGCCTCACGACCTGACCCTGAGACATTCGCCGCTCTACTGAACGCAGGCGCGCAACACGTCATCTGGGGCGGGAATTACTTTGCAGACCTCTTCCCCCCGACCGGGAAGTGGCTTGTTTGGGACAAAGGGCAACGCATCAACCAGTCAGACGGCGAACTCGCTTGGACGAGCCGTCAGGTAGCGTTGCGCATCTTTGAACTTAACCGGGTCGCGCTGATGCTCGACGGCGCACAGCACCCGACGCAAAAGCCCGTCGAAATTATGCAGTGGTCAATAGAGCAACTCGAAAGCCCACGCACCATCCTAGACCCCTTCATGGGTTCCGGCACTACAGGCGTAGCCTGTGCCAAGCTAGGGCGGAAGTTCATCGGGATTGAATTGGAGCCGAAGTATTTCGACATAGCCTGCAAGCGCATAGATGACGCTTACAAGCAGCCAAGGCTGTTCAAGGACGAGCCAGCGCAGAAGCCGAAGCAGGAGGAACTGCTTTGAGTTACGCAGAAGCCCGCTTTGACATGCCCCCCTCCGCCAACCGCATGTGGCGCAAGGGCCCGTTCGGGATGCATCCGAGCGCGGAATACAAAGCCTGGAAGACGGCTGCGTCCACTCAAGTCCTCATAGGCCGCAAGGGCCTCACGATCGACGCCCCCGTCGAAGTCACAATCGTAGCGAAGCAGACCCACAAGGGTCGCGATTTAGACAACATCATCAAACCCTGCGTGGACGCTCTCCAAGAAGGCGGGCTGCTGTCCAATGACAACCATGTGCGCCGCCTGTTCGTCAGGTGGGCTGACTTTGCGCAGGACGAGAAGGAATTGGCTGGACGAGAAGTTCGCATTGAAGTGAGGACACTGTGATGACTCAAGACGCACTTGATTTCTTCGGCATGTCACGAACTGCCGACCCTGTTACATCCAAGGATGCCGCCGCGAAGGTGGATGCAAGGGGCCTTAGCAAGCTGGTGTTGAAGGCGCTGAAGGTAAGCCCGAAGACCTCAGAGGAAACGGCAGCATTTCTTGGCCGTGAGTTGGGTTCCATTACGCCCCGCTTCAAGCCCTTGGAGACTGCTGGCCTGATCCAGAAGACCGGGACCAAGCGCGCTGGCAAGTCTGGCTCACAGCGCGTGGTGTGGGAAGTCACCTTGCTGGGGGCCATCCATGCTGCGTGACATCACCCCAATCCTGATGGGCGATCCCGGCTCAACGTATCGGAGAAATCCGACGCCATCGGAAATGAACATGCATTCGGTTGGCAAGTGGACGAGAACCCCAACAGTCCGCCGCCGCAGGGCTTCCATGTGGAACATGGAGGTTGGGCAGTCGTTCCTGGTTGGCTCACGCACTGCGGCCATATCGGCTTGCAGGAGGCTTCGTGAAGGCGGGGTTGAATGCCGGATGGAGAAGTGCGCCGATGGGTATTTAATCAGGAGGGTTGGGTGAATGGCCCGCATCAGAACCATAAAGCCCAGCTTCTTCCGGCACGCGGACCTGTTCGACGCCGAGCAGAAGCACGGCCTGCCTCTTAGGCTGGCGTTTGCTGGCTTATGGACAGCAGCAGATCGTGAGGGACGCTTTGAGTGGAACCCGCGCGCCTTGAAGCTGGATGCACTGCCATACGATGAAGTTGACTTCGGCAAGGTTCTGGACGCCCTCGCCTTGGAAGGATTCCTCGTCAAGTACAAGGTTGGCGCACGCACATATGGGTGCATCCCGAGTTGGGCGAAGCATCAGCAGGTAAATTCGCGCGAAACCGCCAGTTTAATCCCTGCGCGAGACGAAGCAGGCGCAAGCACGTGCACGCACATGCCTGAACCAGTGCAGGAACGAGGGGAAGGGAAGGGAAGGGAACAGGAAGGGAAGGGAACGGATACTGCTACGCAGACGGAAAAAGTTCCGTCGATTGAGCAGCCAAGTCCGCTTGACCTGAAGAAAGAAATGTTCGCCAGGGGTGTGAGTTATCTGACCTCGTGCGGACTTTCCCAGCCTGATGCCCGCTCGATGCTCGGAAAATGGAGGCGTGACCACGGGGAGGTCGCCACGCTGATGGCGCTTGCGACTGCGGAAGGTGCCGCAGTTTCAGAGCCAATTCCTTACGTTCAAGCCATTCTGAGAGGTAACAAAAATGGAAAACAACCCAGCAAGCAACCGCTCTCTGATCACCCGCTCGGGATTTTTGGCGAACTCGGAGACGAGATTGCAGAAGCTGACGAAGGCAGTCGGGGAGCCGATTACGCCAAGGCAGTTAACTGAGCAAATGGCTAGGCTGAACGCCACATTCGGGACGCCGAAGGACCGCACACCGGAGCAGGCCAGGATCATGGCGAATGAGTGGTTCAAGGCCCTGCGTGGGTTTGGCGAGCGCACCGTGGTTGGGGCGATAACAAAGGCAATACAGGCATGCAAATGGTGGCCTTCATTGGCCGAGATTGCCGAGCATTGCCGGAACGATGACGAGAGCTGGCGGGAGGCTATTGGCGTCAAGGGAGAAACTGGCGGGCCGAAAAGGTTTACCGAGAAGCAGGAACCCGACCTGACGCCGGACGAGATCAGCCGCCGCGCTGCGGTCATTGCCGAAGCCAAGCGCAAATACGGCTGGTCCCCAGCCTTTGACGCATGGGACGAGTGCAACAAGCCCCAGAAGGCCGACAACGGCCCGTTTGTAGTCGAGGTCAGCGACGTTTCAGACGAACTACGGGCAGTTTTGAAGAAGCAGAAAGGACGCAGCCAATGACTGACATGGAAATCATGCAAATCCTAACAAGCGGCATGGACATCTTTGACCAAGGGAAGGCTTTTAGGAAAGCGTTTGACGCCCTGAAGCCATCAGCCCTCAAGGTCCAGCCAATCAAGGAGCGCAAGAAGCGTGTCAAAACTGCACTCATCCAGACTGAAGCCGGACTAGTCCAGAATGGCCTTGACCATGCCGAAGCGAACTGAGCCGACTGAGGGCTCTGACTACGGCACCCCGGAGGCCCGTCGCAGGGCCTTCTGGGTGGTCGAGCAGCCCAACCCAGAAGACCGCTCCACCAAGCGCATTCGGGTCGAGCAGGACATGATTGATTGGTATCTGCGCCGCCAATACATCACGGTCATCCAGGCTGATGCCCTCCGCAAGTGGCAGGCTGATGCCTACCTCAGTGGCCTCCTGCCAGCCTGTATCGGGGGCTACCAACAGAGCATTTACGGGGGCCAGAGCGAACTCTCTGACCTCCGCATTGCAGCCCAATCCCGCAGGGCAAACGCCATCAAGTTCGTGGCGAAATTGGGCCACAACGCCGTCCAATTGGTGGATGCTGTGGCTGTAAATGGCAAATCAGCGGGAAGGTGGTGGCTGGAAAACATAGGCGGGCCAGCGAATGATGCGCTTGTCATGCTGGATAAATTGGCTAATGGTCTGTCTAGGCATTATGGGCTCGCTAAGTGATAAAAACATCACTTGACCTTAGAAACCATCTAAAGTAGAAAAACGGTAGCGCCCGAACTGCGTTCGAAGCGCGACTCCATCCTCCTCCGAAACTGTCAGCCCTGCGAAAGTGGGGCTTTTTTCATGGGTGACTCATGGCGAAGAAGCGCAAGGGCGGTCGCTGCTAAGTGGCTCTCGCCGAAACTGAATCAACACAAGAGAAACACTGGCTATGGAAGCCGGGGGCCTCACCAAATCCTGCGGGCAGGCCAAAAGGAAGCCGTAACAAGCTGGGAGAGGCTTTTGTCGCTGCTCTCCAGGACGACTTCCTCGAACACGGGCCGAAGGTCATTGAGACTGTCAGGGTTGAGAAGCCTGACGTTTACCTCAAGGTCATTGCCCAGGTGATCCCGAAGGAAATGACCATCAAGACGGATACATTTGACGGCATCACAGATGAGCAACTCGCCGCTATCGTCGCTGCCGCCAGAGATGCTCTTGGCCTTGGTGAAGGCGGGATCATCGACATTACAGACGCGAGCGTCGGAAAACCGGCTGAAGAATTACAAGCCATACCCAAAGCAGGCTGAGTTTCACGCGGCTGGCTCATCTCATCGTGAGCGCCTCTTCATGGCGGCGAACCAAGTCGGGAAGACCCTCTCAGGTGCGGCTGAAGCCTCGATGCACCTCACGGGCCTCTACCCGGATTGGTGGCAAGGCCGCAGATGGGACAAGCCTGTAGTCGGTTGGGTTGCAGGCGTAACTGGCGAGAGTACACGCGACACGGTCCAACGCCTTTTATTGGGCGGTCCAGGTCGCCACGGAACTGGCTATATCCCAAAGGCATGTATAGTTGACAGCCCAGCTGCCCGTGGCGTCCCGGACTTGGTGGATCACATCACGGTCAAGCACGTCAGTGGCGGGACTAGCCTGGTTTACGCCAAGTCATACGAGAAGGGCCGCGAACGCTGGCAGGGCCAGACGCTTGACTTCGTTTGGTTCGATGAAGAGCCCCCACCAGACATATACTCCGAGGGGCTCACTCGTACCCAAGCAACCAATGGCATGGTGTGGATGACATTCACGCCGCTCTTGGGCATGTCAGATGTTGTCATGAGGTTCCTGATGGAGCAAAGCCAAGACCGCTCCGTCACGCAGATGACCATTGATGACGCCGAGCATTACACGCAGGAAGAGCGGGACCGCATCATCGCTGGCTATCAGCCACATGAGCGGGAAGCACGGGCCAAGGGCATTCCCATCATGGGATCAGGCCGGGTGTTCCCGGTCAGCGAAGAGCAAATCACCTGCGATCCGTTCCCAATCCCGAATTGGTGGCCTGTCATCGGCGGCATTGACTTCGGGTGGGACCATCCATTCGCTGCCGTGAAGCTGGCCTATGACAAAGATTCAGACATCGTCTATGTGACGAACGCCTATCGGATACGGGAGGCAACGCCTCTCATCCACGCGGCTGCGCTCAAGTCCTGGTCGAAGGGCTGGGAGGCTGGCACGAACTTTTATTACGCATGGCCCCACGACGGCCTGCAGCATGACAAGGGCAGCGGCAAGCAACTGGCCCAAATCTACCGTGACGAGGGGCTTCAGCTTTACTACGAACACGCCAAGTTCCCGGATGACAGGGGAACGGGTGTCGAAGCAGGCATCACGCTGATGCTGGAGCGCATGCTGCAGGGCAGGCTCAAGGTGTTCTCGAACCTGACCGAGTGGTTCGAGGAGTTCAGGCTCTACCACCGCCTTGAAGGCAAGATCGTGAAGGAGCGTGATGACCTCATGTCAGCCACGCGCTACGCCATCATGATGCTTAGGATTGCCAAGGGGCAGGCGCGAGAGCCCGTGAACGACAGGTATCGCAGACGCTCGTCATCGAGCGATGGGAGTTGGTTGACGCAATGATGATGACGCAGGAATCCCAAGTCCTCGCTGGAGGTGAAGGCGGCGAGGGCGGGGAAGCCGCGTCTGATGACACCGATCTCGTTGCAGAAATCCGTTCCAAGGCCAAGGACGCGAGACAATCGCGCCAGGCATGGATTGACGAGGCCAAGGAATGCCGCCGCATGGTGGCGGGCGATCAGTTCTCGGATGAGGACAAGCGCATCCTGCAGGAGCAGCGCCGCCCTCCCGTGGTGTTCAACCGCATCGGCCCTGTCGTTGACGTGGTTGGTGGCCTTGAGGTCTCGAACCGCCAAGAGGTGCGCTACATCCCCCGCGAGTTGGGTGATGCTGGCCTGAACGAAGTCCTGACTGGCGCTGCCAAGTGGGTACGTGACGAGTGCAACGCCGAGGACGAGGAATCGGAAGCGTTCCTCGACATGTCCGTCATTGGCGAGGGCTGGACCGAGACGAGGCTGGACTACGAGTACGACCAAGACGGGGCTATCGTCATCGAGCGCGTTGATCCGCTCGAAATGCTACCGGATCCAGCCTCGACCAAGAAGAATTACCGTGACGCCGAGTGGATCATCCGCGAGAAGATGGTCCGTTTGGCGTGGGTCAAGGAGACGTGGCCGGACAAGGCCGACGAGTTGGGCATGGCCCGCCTTGCGGAAGATGATGGCGACTTTGATGGCGAGAGCGTGCACCGCAATGTGGTGGGCGACCAGTATCAGGCCCCGTCCTCCACGGGCAGCAGCAAGGCGTATCAGCAGCAGGTCAAGCTGACCGAGTACCAGTACAAGAAGCGCGAGCCGTATTACCGCGTTCAGCACCCCATGACGGGGCAGGTGACGGAGCTAACGGAGGCGGAACACCAGAAGCTCCAGGCGCGGGCCACGGCAATGTTCGGTGGACCGGTCAAGTCGGTCAAGCAGAGCCGCTGCGTTTATTGGCGTGCCTTCGTGGTTGGCGAAGTGCTTCTGGAGAACAAGGAATGCGCCGACCCGACCAGCTTCTCCTACAAGGCCATGACCTCCAAGCGCGATGCGGCCAAGGGCTGCTGGTATGGCCTCGTCCGTGGCATGAAAGACCCCCAGCAATGGGCGAACAAGTTTTTCAGTCAATCCATGTATATACTCAACGTGAACGCCAAGGGTGGCGTCATGGTCGAGAAGGATGCCGTGGACAAGGTGGCAGACTTCGAGCGGACATGGTCAAATCCGCAAGCAATCACATGGGTTGAGCCTGGTGCAAATGTGCAGGGCAAGGTTGTCCCAAAGCAGCCTCCTGCATTCCCGCCTGAGATTGCCAATCTGATGCAGTTTGCCATCCAGAGCATTCGGGATGTGTCCGGTGTGTCGGTTGAATTGCTTGGCATGGCAGATCGTGACCAGCCTGCATCTCTGGAGTATCAGCGCAGGCAGGCTGGCGTGACCATCCTTGCCACGCTGTTCGATGCACTGCGCAAGTACCGCAAGGAGCAGGGGCGGTCGCTGCTGTATCTCATCGAGAATTACCTGTCGGATGGCAGGCTTGTCCGCATCGTGGGCGAGAACGGGCAGCAATATGTGCCGCTCGTCCGTTCCCAGAAGGACAACGCCCGATATGATGTCATCATCGATGAGGGTCCGAATTCGCCCAACATGAAGGAGAAGACGTGGGCCATTCTCCAGCAACTCCTCCCCATGCTTCTTCAGGCTGGCGTCAAGATACCGCCGGGCGTGATTGACTACCTGCCTCTGCCTCAGTCGTTCATTGATCAGATGAAGAAGCCTGATCCGCAGGCCGCGCAGGAAGAGAAGGTGCAGAAGCAGCTCATGGTGGAGGAGAAGCAGGCCGATACTGCCAAGACGCAGGCGCAGGCCGCTCTTGCGGCGGCACAGGCTAGGCTTGCAGAAGCGCAGGCGCAGCAGGCACAGGTCGAGGCTAGCCTGCAGGGCCAGCAGCTTCAGGCGTCAGACCAGAAAGTCCTGCACGAAATGCAACTCAAGACGGCGCAGGCGCAGCAGCAGATGGAACTGGCGCAGCGCAGTGTTGCCCTTGAGCAATGGAAGGCAGAGCAGGACATTGCCCTCAAGCGCGAGGTTGCGGCGGCAGATTTGCGGCTGAAGCACGCGAAGCTTGAAAGCGATGCTGCGGCGCAGGCCAAGCAGGCCGAGATGAGGGACGCGAAGCCCAAGGACGAGGGTGGCGGGAAGTCGGATGCGAGCATGCTTGCGGTGGCGCAGGGTCTTGAGGCCATCGGGCGCGGCCACGAAGCGATGGCTGCGGCGTTGAGCAAGCCAAAGACGATTCATCGCGGCCCTGATGGCAAAGCCTTGGGGATTCAATAATGGCGATCCAGTTCTCGACAGCCGTGCGCAACGCCATGCTTGACGCGATTGAGACGAGCATAGGCACTTCGGCTGTCCTCAAGATCAGGACGGGTGCGGCTCCTGCGAATTGCGGCTCCGCTGACACCGGCACGGTTCTGGCAACCATCAATCTCGCGGCCGATTGGGCTGCGGCTGCGTCTGGTGGGACAAAGGCATGGTCCTCGTTGCCGGTAAGTGACACGAGCGCGGACAATACCGGCACGGCGGCTCACTTCCGCCTGTATGCAAGCGACGGCACGACTTGCGGGAGCCAAGGCACGGTCACGGCTACCGGCGGCGGCGGGGACATCGAAGTAGACAGCACATCATTCACGGCAGGCCAGACGTTCCAGATCACAGCCTGGACGTGGACGGCCCCGAACGCATAAGGACAGCGCATGTCGATCAATAGCTGGCAAGAAACCATCATCAATGCCGCCGTTGACGGCGCGGCACTATCGAACAGTTCGTCTGCCACATCCATCCTTGGCGGCAGCGGCACGGGTGCCTCACAGGCCAAGGTGACCCTACCTGCGAACTACTTCCAGATTGGCAAGATGCTGCGCATCACGTCCACAGGCCGCATCAGCACGCTTGTGACATCCCCCGGCACGCTGACGCTGGATATACGCTTCGGCGCTGTGATTGTCGCGAATGGTGGCGCAATGACGCTATCCACCACAGCCAAGACGAACGTAAGCTGGCACATGCAGTGGCTGCTAACGTGCCGCGCGATTGGTTCCGGCACGACGGCGAACATGATGCACACAGGCTTCTGGCAGTCTGAAGCGGCAGGTGCCACCACGGTCTCCGGTGAAGCCAAGACGATCCTGCTGCCACAGTCGGCACCGGCAGTCGGCACCGGCTTCGACAGTACGGCATCGCAGACGGTGGATTTGTTCGCCACATGGTCAGTTGCGAATGCCTCAAACAGCATTCAGACGCACCAATACATGATTGAGTCGTTGAACTAATGACTTCCGCGCATTCGGCCTTTGTCCCGCTTGCGTACTCGATTTCCACGGGTTCCGTGGCGGCGATCACCACGCCCACGTTCGATGCCTGCAGCTACCTCATGGTGCTGGTTCGTATCTCGGGCTACAGCGGCAACGCCATTGCTCAGTTGCAGTTCAACGGCGATACGGGAACGACTGCTTACGCTTATCGTGTGAGCAATAACAATGCGGCAGCAACGACGGGTGTTTCCGGTGCGGCTGCTGGCATAAAGGTCTCGCAAACGGCAACGACAAACCCGCGTGCGCTGATCCAATTCTGGATTGGCAACGTGTCAGGCCGCGCGCATGGTGTGCAGTATCAGTCATCCGATTTGAGCGAGAGTGCCGCGACTGCCCCGGACATGGTCGTCGGATCTGCCATCTGGACAAACACTGCGCGGATCACGCGCATTACTCTTGATGGTGGTGGACAAAACTTGTTGACGGGAACGGATATCGCCGTATTCGGGCTTCAGGGGTTAGGCTAGTGCCTGCGCAGTACATCAGGACACCACGAGGGCAAGGTCCCAACCGCATGGGTGTGGGCGTCCGCACGGTGGACATCCTTCTGCATGACGATCACCCGATGTTTTCGCCAAGGGGCGAGCGCAAGTTCATCAGCCCTAAGTTCAAGGGCTACTTCACCTTGTCCGGCGTGACGCGCAACAACGTAGGCACTGCGCTGGGCAACTGCACAGTTCGCATATTCACGAATGAGAACAGCCTGGCCGGGGAAACCGTATCTGACGGGTCAGGCAACTTCTCGTTCACGCTGGGCAACAATGCCGGTGGCTTTTGGCTTGAGGCGTACCTGATAGGCTCGCCGGACGTGGCAGGAACAACCGCGAGGAACGTGCCAGCAACAGCCGTAGGGTGACAATGTGGTCGATATCTACCTGCGGTCAGTCCCGTCTGATTCCAATTCGGGAGATGTAAGGCTTTACGATCCGACTGCAGTCGATGTCATCGGCGGCACGATATCCGGCACCTTTGCCAGGACGCTGGATGCGTTCACACAGTCTGCCACCGGGCAATTGCTCATCAAGGGGACGGCATCGGCCACCCTTGGGACATTTACGCAGGTTGCGACGGGCAATGTACTCGTCAAGGGTACGCTATCGCAGACGCTAGGGGCATTCACCCAGAGCGGCACGGGTGCCTTGACGATCAAGGGCCAGGCGTCACAGACGCTGGGTTCCTTTGCGCAGACATCGACGGGATTGCTTCTCATCCAGGGGCAATTCGGCGTCACGCTTGGGGCGTTTACGCAGACTGCCGCAGGTTCCGCACCATCCAGCGGGGTTTCCGGCACGGCTTTTCAGACGCTGGATGCGTTTACGCAGGTTGCAACCGGGTCAGTGGATGTCCCTGTCCTGCTGCACTCCCGCAAGCGGCGGGCTCGTCGCAAGTCGCGTCCGCTTGAGTTGGCTGGCTTCTTCGAGACGATTGAAACGGTGCCGCTTGAGGACGTTTCTGCCCCGGTCGCTGCGCAAGCGCGAGCGGCAGAGAATGCCGCAAGGCAGTACCTGGAAGTCCGTATTGACGATGCCATAGCCAAGGCGCTTCTTGAGCGGGCAAAGGCAGAGATTGAAGAGTTTTATGCGTTGCTGCGTGCAGATGAAAAGCGCCGCAGGGACGAGATGGACGAGGAGGACGAGGAAGACCTCATCCTTCTCATGCACTAGGAGATGACATGAGCTATCGACCACCAACGTCCAACGGGCAGCTTGTGCAGATTCCGGGCTATCCGGTTGCAACGCAATCCGTTGCCTATACCGGCACCGCTGCGGCAAGTTCTGCTTTCAGCACGACCACGGCAATGGTTCGCATTCGCGCCACGACGGACTGCTTCATCAAGTTCTCGACGGCAGGAACGGCGGCGACCACGTCCGATGCGTTCCTCCCGGCTTCGGAGACGCAGGACTTTGCAGTCCAGCCAAGCGACAAGGTGAGCGCGATCCAGTCAGGCGCGAATGGAACGCTGTACATCAGCGAATTCCGGCTGAACGCGAACTAGCCCATGAGGATGCTGAAACTCGGCCTGCCGTATCTGGGCGGGGGCGGGGGAGCCGCGTCTTATCACGATGGCATCGGTCTGGATTTCACGACGGGCGTTTATTACACGCGGCCCACTGGCGGCGTTGTCAATCGTGCTGCACTGACGAGCCTGTTCACGTTCACGGGCGGGAACCAGAGCAAGTACATGGGCGCGGGCGGTTTGCTTGTGTCCTCGTCCACGAACACGCCCAGGATTGAGTATCAGTCAATCAGTTCTCCAGCCTGTCTCGGCCTCCTCATGGAAGCGAGCAGGACGAACATATGGACACAGTCGGAAGACTTTAGCACGACGTGGTCGCCATCCAACATCACGGTTGTCACCAATCAGGTTGCGGCACCGGACGGAGCAACCACAGCGGACTTTCTCAAAGAGGCGTCCGGGGTCGGGACGAAGAATGTATCCAATAACGTCGCCCTTGCAGCCAGCACAACCTACACCCAATCTGTTTTCGCCAAGGCGAAAGAGAGGTCTTGGTTATATATTCAGGCACAAACGCCTGACGGTGTATTCAGGACCGGCTGGTTCAACCTGTTCACTGGCGTTGTCGGCACGGTATCAAATTGCACGTCAACGATTACATCCTACCCTAACGGCTGGTATCGCTGCACGATAACACACACTGGCGGGGCTGGGGCTGGCTCTCCTGTTGCAAGGCTTGGACCTACCGATGCTGACAACGTCACGTCCTACACTGGTGACGGAACTTCAGGGCTTTATGTATGGGGCGCGCAGATTGAGGCCGCAGCCTTCGCCTCCTCCTACATCCCCACCACCACAGTAAGCGTAACCCGCACTGCTGATAATTGTGTTCGCACACTTTCAACTGAATTTAGCGCAACTGTTGGAACCGTTGTTGTTGATGTAGCCGACTTTCAATCTTCTGACGTTTCAGTAAACAATGCCATTGCGTCATTTGATGACGCGACAGCTAATAACAGGTTCACACTGCAACGGACAAATACAGCGGGCGCGATGCGTCTGAACGTGTTCACGGCGGCGGTGAACCAAGCATCAATTGACGGATTTAGCGCAATCTCAACTGCAAGGGCAAAGCTCGCTGCCGCTTGGGCTGTGAATGACTTTGCAATTTCAGGAAATGGTGGAGCGGTTGCACCGGACAATCTTGGCACCTTGCCAGCAGTCACTCAGTTGAGCCTTGGGGCAAGGCTTACTGCGGAGCAATTGCAAGGCCACATCCGCACATTCGACTATTACCCGACACGCCTCCCCAACACCTACCTGGTTTCAGCCTCCACTTAACGAGGAACTATGACCCAACCCAACGCAGTGCCTGACTTCCTTGCAGCCGATGTGGCTGACATGGAAGCCAATCCCGTCCAGCCCTCGCAGACCGAAGCCCCTGCGCCCACGCCCGCTCCTGAAGCCGAGCAGGTCGAGAATGTCCCTGCCGAGCAGCAGGCACCTCCCACGCCAGACATTGAAGCCATCGACGGCGAGGACCGTGGACAGTTCATCCGCAAGGCGGCTCTCTACGAAGAGCGACAGCGCCGCAAGGAAGCAACGGAACGCTCCCGCGAGTGGGAACGGCGCTACACGGAAGACATGCGCAAGGCGCAGGAGCGTCTTGAAACGCTCTTCCGCAACGCGCAACAGCAGAACAACCCGCAGCCGCAGGCCCCGCAAATCCCGTCCCTTGAGGAAGACCCCATCGGGCATTTCAAGGCACAGAACGAGGAATTGCAGCGCAAGTTGCGCGAGCAGGAAGAGTGGCGCAAGTCGCTCGACCAGCGCAACGAGCAGGCCACTCGCGTCCAGCAGATTTCGCAGGACATCCAGCGACAGGAAGCCGAGTTCGCCGCTGTCAACCCTGACTATTACCAGGCGCATGAGCATCTGCAGAATGCATGGGTTGCCGAAGCCAAGGCGATGGGCATCCCGGACCAGGACATTCCAGAGGCCATCCGCGCCCGTTCCATTGAGACGGTGCAGATTGCCCAGCGGCTGAACCGCAACCCGGCAGAGGTCGCCTATCAGCGTGCACAGGCTCTCGGCTACAAGGGGCCACAAGCGGCACCGGCAGCAAAGGCACCGCAGGCAAAGGGGCCAGACCTCGACCGCATCGCGAAGGGGCAGGCGGTCGCCAAGTCTCCGTCTGCAGCCGCAGGAACGCCCGCAGCATCCTTGCAGAGCATTGAAGCACTTCTTGCCCTGACGGAGGACGAATTCGCTTCGCAGTTCGGCTCTTCCGATAACAAGAATTGGGAAAAGCGCATGCGCGCCATCATGGGCGCTCAGTAATTCCCGGCAGAATACGCCTTTCGTCACTCGCGACGTTAAACGAGATGTCCCGCGCACATTGAGCCGCGTTCCGTCTGCCCGACGTTAAACAAGGCACCACGTTCCGCACACGTTAGCTGCGCTCAAGACCCCAAAAAATCACATCAACATTCTGAAAGGAACAGTAGCTATGGCAGCTACCCAATTCCTGACCGGAAATGCTTTGACGGTGAAGGCATGGGCGAAGAAGCTATACGTACAGGCGATTTACGACTCGTATGCTTCTCGTTTCATGGGCTCTTCGGCGTCCTCGCTGATCCAGGTCAGAGACGAAGTGCGCAAAGGCCCCGGTGACAAAGTCACGGTCGGTCTGCGCATGCAGCTTTCCGGCACCGGCATCGCTGGTGACGATACTCTGGAAGGCAACGAAGAGGCGCTCATCACGTACTCGGACGCGGTCCTCGTTGACCAACTCCGACACGCAGTTCGAAGCAAGGGCAAAATGTCCGAGCAGCGCGTTGCGTTCGACGTGATGGCGGAACATCAGTCGGCTCTGTCTGACTGGTTCGCGGATCGTATTGACTCGGCGTTTAAACTGAATTGACGGACGCCCTGCCGGGTAACTGGCAGATAATAAACTGTGTGAACTGCTGGAACATCTCTCTGAGACAATCAGCAGCCAAGCCTTGATGAGTTAGGTATAGTTTGGTAGAGTGATAGAATGAAAAACGATCACGCAACCAGACTGTGCAAGAAGTGCAATTCCATCTTCCCGTTGAACACGTTTCCCAAGTACGGGGGCGACAATGGCGGGAGGCGGCATGAGTGCCACGATTGTTATCGGGCGCGAATGACCGAGCATTACGTAGCCAACCGAGAGCATAGGAAACGGGCGGCTCGTATAAATTACGCCAAAAACCCCGCTGCTCATTGGACGCCTGAAAGACGGGCAAGGGCCAATGAGTTGGCAAGGAAGCGTAATACCGAACTACGCACAAAAGTGTACGCGATGTACGGCGGAGCATGTGTTTGCTGCGGCGATGCAGAGCCACTCTTTCTGACGTTGGATCACATTGATAACAACGGAAAGATGATGCGTAAGGAAGTGCATGGAAAGGCAAGCCTGAACCTTTACAACTGGGTTGTGAAAAACAACTATCCAAAGGTTCTTCAGCTGCTCTGCATGAACTGCAATTTCGGGAAGTCCCGGAATGGCGGAACTTGCCCTCATCATTGAAGGTTCAACGACCATCCCGCAAGGGAGTAGGGCCAAGCGGCCCGAAGCGCACAGCCCCTCACGTTGAGGGTGATGATATGGTCTACTCTTACTGGCGACAGTAAGCAGCCGAAAGGCGGACTCCAGGTTAGCGACCTGAAGTCGAATACATGGCTTCAACCAGCTTTCTGGCAACACGGCCCAGACGGACACCCGCTACACGGGTTCCAACTCGACCGTGGCACCGTCAACGAATAACCTCATTCGTGTCGGTACGTCGGCAACCACGTCGGACGCTTCGTTGTCCACCGTTGACACCTTCACCATCACGACGCTTGACCGCGCCGTGGCGAAGGCGAAGACGCTCAACGACAGCGGCCAGCCCATCATTCGTCCGATCCGCTACAAGGGTCAGGACAAGTATGTGGCGTTCCTCCACCCGTACCAGGTCTACAGCCTGCGCACGACGGCCACGGCGAACACCGTGACGTGGTGGGAAATCAACCGTTCGGCTCTGTCGGGCGGTCGGGAGGAAGGTGCTGACAACATCTACCGTGGTTCGGTTGGTGAATACAACAACGTCATCATCCACGAGTCGGCCCGCGTGCCGCTTTGCTGCGATACGACGACGCCTGTTGCGAACACCCGTCGCGCGATTTTCTGTGGCGCACAGTCGGCCATCATGGCGACCGGGCGCGACAGCGACTCGCCTGACGCCAAGATGTCGCTGAAGACCGAAGAGTTTGACTACGGAAACCAAGTAGGCGTTTCCGCTGGTCTCATCTGGGGTCTGAAGAAAGCTATCTTCAACAGCAACGACTTCGGCGTCATCACCATGCACAGCTATGCTGCGGCACCGTAAGGAGGGATGAACTATGGCTGATTGGACAATGACCAATTCGCCTGCCCTCACGGGTGGGTTGAATAGCAACGTGGTGGAAGTGCATGCCGGATCGACGACTGTCCCGTTCGCATGGACGGCTAACGGCACGTCGATTTCGACATCTGCCCTCATCATGCTGGCTCGTATTCCGCACGGCGCGGTTATCACGAACCTTCAGGTGGCGGGGTGGAGCCCTGCCGACATCAAGGCGGATCTTGGCCTCACGGGCCAGGATGCGTCCCTGTATGTCGCTGGCGGCGGCATGTCCTCGACCGGCACGGCGGCATGGACGATCAAGACGGGCGCATTGCCGTCCACTTGCTCGCTCTCTGACGATACGCAGCCGCGTTATCGCATGCTGACGGCGAAGATCATTTCCGGGTCTTCGTGCGTGACTGCAATCATCCGTGGCTCGATCACGTATGTGGTCGGCACGGGTCGATCTGGACTGTAACGACTGCGGGGGCGGGCAATCACGCTCGCCCCCAACTTCAACCACGGTGCCTTATGCAATTCAGGAAGCTGCAAGACGTTCTGGAAGAGGGGATCGAATACCACGCCAAGGCAATGGAGGACCTTTCGCTGCTGCGAAGCGAGCGGGTCGAACTCTATCGCAAGGCAGAGTTCTGCTACGACCACGTCTTGAGTTACCAGCCTGATGCACCGATTACTTTATCCAATCTCGGCGCGCTCTATGCCGAGTTGGGCAAATACGGCATAGCCATTGCGCTCATCACGCGGGCCTATGAGTTGGACCCGTCATGGGACAACCTGAATGCCCTTGGCGCTGCCTACAAGCGGGCGCAACACATTGAAAAGGCGCGCGAGATACTGAAGAAGGCTCTGGAAATGGAGCCGAACAACAAGTTGACGCTTCACAACCTGTCAGGCTGCTACATCAACGAAGGCGAGCCGGAAGAGGCTATGAAGTACGCCCTGAAGGCCCTGGAGCAAGACCCGGACAATCCAAACTTTGCGCTCAATGCCAGTTTTGCGCAGCTTGAGATGGGTGACTTCGCGAACGGGTGGGACAATTACGACAAGGGCCGCGCCCTTACGACATGGGCCGCGCGAGATTACGGCAACGACATCGGACGATGGAATGGCGAGCCGGGGCGGAACATCATCGTATACGGGGAGCAAGGTGTCGGGGATGAAATCCTCTTCGCCTCATGCATTCCTGACCTTCTGAAGATTTCCAAGTCGGTGATCATCGACTGCCACCCGCGTCTGGTGGACATCATGAAGAGGGCATTTCCCCAGTGCGTTGTGCATGGCACGCGCAAGGAGGAGTTCATATCATGGGATCCGAAGGAGTCGGGCGCGGATTGCAAGGTTCCGATTGGTGCCTTGCCGAAGTTCTTCCGGCGCGACCTCAAGTCATTCCCGAAGGTCGCCAACTACATCAAGGCAGACCCGGAACTGGTGAGGAAGTACAAGAAGCCGGGGCTTCGCATTGGCCTGTCGTGGGCTGGCGGGACCAAGATGACGAATGTTTCCCACCGCTCCGTCAACCCGGAGGACCTGGGGCCATTGCTGACCGTCCCCGGCATTGATTGGGTTAGCCTGCAGTACACCGCCAAGGCGGGGGAAGAGGTTGACAAGATGCGCAAGCTGTTCGGCTGCAGCATCGAACACGATGACGCGATGAATGCGGACCTGAACGAACTGTTCGGCTGCGTTGCGGGCCTTGACCTCATTGTCACCGTCTGCACCAGCGTGGTGCATTTCGCGGGGGCAATGAACAAGAAGGCCATTGTGATGACGCCCATCAAGTCCGCATGGCGCTACATGGTCAGGCCCATGCCGTGGTATCCGCAGCATGAACTGATTGTGCAGCAAAAGCCGGGTGAGTGGGGCGATGTCCTGCAGACCATACGCGGCAAGCTGATGGACATGACAAAGGCGAGGGCTGCGTGAGCGGCAAGAAGCGCCCCCTTAAGTATTTCATAAGGGGTCGCTCGCTGGAGCCTAAAACGGTTGGCTGGCGCACCATCTGCGAGGTTCACCGCAACATATTGAAAATCGTTGATGACGAAATAAAGCCGAAGGACGAGGCCCTGGCTGCGCGTCTCTCTGACCTGGTCGAGGAGTGTTATGATCTCGGCAAGCGCATGGACGCCAAGTTGCGGGAGAATTCGGTCGATTACATGTCACAGGTCTATATCAAGAACTCAGGCAGGTGATTGCACACATGAAGACACACAAGCGCCCCCTGCAATACTTCATCAGGGATAAGTCCCTTGAGCCCGCAAAGAGTGGCTGGCGCACCATCTGTGAGGTTCAGCGGCAGTTGCTGAAGATGGTGGATGACGAATTGAAGCCAAAAGACCCGGAACTGGCATCCAAGTTCACGACGCTGATCGAGGAGTCATATGACCTCGGCAAGCGGATGGACAGGCGACTGCGCGAGTTCAACGGGCATTACATCCAGGATGTTTATGAGCAAATCCAACCTGATTAGCGACGAATACAAGCAACTGCAGATCAAGACACACGAGGATAACCCGGAGTGGGGACGGGCGGCTCAAGCCAATGCTTCTGCCATCTTGAAGTTCTGCAAGGATAACGGCTTCAAGAAAGTTCTCGACTACGGATGCGGCAAGCAGAGGCTTAGGGATGCCTTGGCCCCCCACGGCATTGAGGTGTCGGGCTACGATCCCGGCATTCCGGGGCTGGACGTGTCGCCACCGCCACATAACCTCGTGGTCTGCATTGATGTCCTTGAGCATATTGAGCCTGAGTACCTTGACGACGTCTTGCAAGACATCAGGCGTCTGACGAAGAAGATTGGCATTTTCACGATCTCGACACGACCTGCCGAAACGATTTTGGCAGACGGCACGAATGCACACCGGATCATAGAGCCGTCAAGCTGGTGGCTGGACCGGCTTTGCCGGGTTTTCAGCGTCCATATGTTCACCCGCGAAAAGGACGGCTTCGGAGTGCTTGTGCAATGAAGATATACATCGGCTACGACGATCGCGAACAGACAGCCTACGACGTTTGCAAGCATTCCATATTGAAGCGTGCGAGCATCCCGGTGGAAGTCATTCCGCTGATGCACAAGCCCTTGAGGAACTCTGGGCTGTTCAAGCGGCCGTGGAAGATTGACGCTCTTGGGCAGTACATCTGCGAAGTGGACGGGCGTCCTTTCTCGACGCAGTTCAGTCATTCAAGGTTCCTCGTGCCGGAACTGGCGCGGCTCACGGAAACGGAATGGGCAGTCTTTGTCGATTGCGACTTCCTGTTCCTTGATGACGTGAAGAACCTCTTTGACCTCCGAGACCCGTCCAAGGCCATCCAGGTCGTGAAGCACAATTACAAGGCGGATGGGATGAAGATGGATGGCTGCATCCAGCAGTCCTACAACCGGAAACTCTGGTCGAGCCTGATGCTGTTCAACGTGAATCATCCGGCCCACGACAAGATGACCCACAACGAAGTGAACGAGTGGGATGGGCGGGAACTGCATCAGTTGAAGTGGCTTGATGACAAGCACATCGGGGCGCTTCCTGAAGCATGGAACTGGATACCGAGCCACTCTAAGGGAAGCCCGTCTGCCGTGCATTATACGGAAGGGATGCCCTTCATGCCTGGATATGAGTGCGAGCCCTATGCGGCCGAGTGGGTCAGGGAGCTGGCGGGCATGCACCATCCGAGCATGAAGCTATGAGGCGACGACAGGCATTGGCCGCACAGACGGCGGCGAAGGAAGCGGCACGGGTTTCTCCCGTTGTCGAGTTGGCCCCGGTTCCCGTGAAACGCGGCAGGCCAAAGGGCTCAAAGAATAAAGCGAGGGTAGTCAATGACGACATTCGGGGTCATGCAGGACCGGATAGCGGACGAGTTGAACAGGACGGACCTGACCACGCAAATCCAGTATGCGATCAAGACGGCGATCAAGGTCTATGACAAGCAGCGGTTCTGGTTCAACGAATCGCGCTCCTTCACGTTCTCGACGGTAGCGGCGCAGGAATTCTACACCTCGTCGGACAACGCCGACATTCCGAACTTGCTTGCCATCGACAGCGTACAGATTGCCATCACGTCTACGGACAAGTATCTGCTCCAGAGGGTGCCTTACGAACAGATTGAGGCCATCAGTGCTAACGGAACCTCGGATGAGGGGCAGCCCACATGGTTCTGTTATTACAACAAGCAAATCCGTCTCTATCCCATCCCCGATGCCACCTATACCATTCGCGTATCGGGACATTGGGCCTTGTCTGACCTGAGTGCCACCACCGACACCAACAACTGGATGACGGACGGGGAAATCCTCATTCGCTCACGGGCGAAGCGTGAACTCTACACGCACGTCATACGAGACGTGGACGGGGCTGCAGCAATGGCGCAGGCGGAAGGTGCCGAACTGAAGGAACTGAGGTCGGCTTCATCCCTGCGTGGCTCATCCGGCCTCGTTGCCGCGACTGACTTCTGACCATGAAGCTCCCATTTGGGCCTTGGCTTCCAGACCTTCCGGCTCTGGGAAATCCCGGAAACACGGACGCGAAGAACGTCATTCCCGGCTCCAACGGGTACATGCCGTGGTATGCGGTGAATCCGTATTCCAATGCCCTGACAGCACGCGCCCAAGGGGCCTTTGCCACGAAGGACAATGCAGGCACCGTCCACGTCTATGCGGGCGATGCGACGAAGCTTTACCTTCTATCCTCTGCCACATGGACGGACGCCAGCCGATTGGTTGGCGGGGCCTATGCATGCCCCACTGACACGCAGTGGCGCTTCGTGAAGTATGGCTCGACGGCGATTGCCGTGAACGGGGCGGATGCGCCACAGGCCATTTCTCTGTCAGCCGGTGCAAATTTCGCTGCCCTTGCCGGGTCGCCACCGACAGGGCGGCACATTGCTGTCGTGCGGGAATTCGTTGTGATCGGGAATATCACGTCGGCCCAGAACAGGGTGCAGTGGTCATCCTCGAACAACTCGACATCCTGGACAACGGGAACGAACGAAGCCAACCAGCAGGACATTCCTGACGGTGGCATTGTCCAGGCCATTGTTGGGGGCGAAGTCGGCTACGTATTCATGGAACGCCAGATCGTTCGCATGGTGCGTGTACCGGCTCCCATCACATTCCAGTTCGACGTGGTCGAGCAGGCGCGTGGTGCGCTTGCGCCTTATTGCGTGGTCCCGGTCGGGTCGGGCGTGTTCTACCTGTCGGCGGACGGGTTCTTCTACTTCGACGGGGTGCAGTCACAGCCCATTGGTGAAAACGGCATAGACCAGACGTTCTTCAGCGAGGTGAACACCTCATATTATGACCGCATCAGCGCGGTGGTGGACCCGGTCAGGAAGCTTGTCTTCGTGGCTTATCCAGCAGGTGGTGGCGGTATCTGCAATAAAATCCTGTGCTGGCACTGGCCCGAAAGGCGTTGGTCATACGTGGTTCAGGACGTTGAGTTGCTCTACAACCACTTCGGCCTTGGTGTCGGATTGGACAGCATCTCAGGCACGCTTGAGAGCCAAAGCCTGTCATTCGACTCCACAGCCTATCAGGGCGGCAACCAATCCATCGGGGCGTTCAACTCGGCGCACAAGTTGTCATTCTTCGACGGGTCCAGCCTTGAAGCCGTGATGACCACGGCAGAAGCCCAGATCAATGAGACGGGACGCGCGCAGGTGCAGGAAGTTGCCCCATTGGTGGACACTTCGTCAGCCACGATTTCCATTGGTTCGCGTGAAACCCAACACGGTTCGGTTTCCTACTCTGCAGAGTCTTCGCAGAACTCGGCTGGTATTTGCCCCACGCGCTCGTCAGGGAGGTTCCTGCGGGCAAGGATGACGATACCGGCTGCGACAACATGGAACTATGCGCAGGGCGTTGACCTTGTGAAGGTTTCCTCGATGGGGATGAGATGACGGTTTCGAACTTCACCCCGGTCAGGAAAATCCCCCCGCAGGCGACTACGCGCGAAATCGTGGACGCGGTCAATTCCATCATAACCAATTTCCCGCAATTCGGGTTCCGTGACCATCGTGGCATTTGCACCGTGGTTGCGGACTACACGGTCACGGAAGGCGATTGGACAATCCTTGCCGATGCGAGTGCGACGACAACTTTGGTTGTTACGCTTCCGGCCGTGTCATCCTATCCGTGGCGAACGCTGAACGTGAAGAAGATTGATTCATCTGCCCATCCGGTCATCATTGACGGGAACGGGGCAGAGACGATTGACGGGGCTACGACGAAGTCCACGACAACGCAATACGCAGGCTGGGCGCTCCATACGGATGGCAGCGCCTGGTACATCATTTGAGCGGCGAATTTTTCCAGCTTCCGCCCAATACGGTGGCGCAGGCTTGGCCTGTGATCCGTCCGCGCATCATGAGCGGGGTGGAGCGGTCCACGGGCCGTCTCACGGAGATGGCGGCTTTCGACTACATCGCGTCAGGCAAGTGGCAATGCTGGGTGTACTGGGAGGCGGGTGAGTGCCTCGCGGCCTGCATCACCCGCATCAACGTCCATAGTTCTGGGTCAAAGTCCGTCGAAGCCATCATGGCTTCCGGCGACCATCGCGAGAAGTGGCAACGCCTCGCTGTCGAGACGTGGAAGAAGTTTGCAAAGTCGGAGGGGTGTTCTCTCCTTGAGTTGTACGCAAGGCCAGGGTGGGAACGTGTGTTTACAGAGTTCAAGAAGACGCACGTTGTACTTGAATTGAGGATTGATTGATGAGCAAAGACCAGAAGACCACGACCACGCAGCAGAATGATCCGTGGAAGCCAGCGCAGGGTGCGCTTAAGGACATTCTCAGTCGGGCGCAGTCTCTTAACGCCAAGGGGACCAACTATTTCCCCGGCTCGACGGTTGCTCCGTTCTCTGGCGATACCATGAACGCCATGAGCGCCATTCGCAACATTGCGAATGGCGGGAGTGCGCTCTATGGGCAGGGTGGAAATGCCATCACAGGGGGATTGAGTCAGGCGCTCTCTACAGCCAATGGCGATTACCTGAACAACAACCCGCACCTGCACGACATGTTCTCAGCCCTGTCGGGCGACGTGCAGGACGCGGTGAACTCTCAGTTCAGCGCATCGGGCAGGACGGGAAGCCCCGCGCACGCAGGCGTGATGACGCAGCAGTTGGGGAACTTGGGCGCGCAGATTTACGGACAGAACTACGCCAACGAGCGACAGAACCAGATGCAGGCGATCAACCAGTTGGGCAACCTTGCGGGCATGATCCCGGGCTATGACGCCTACAAGTACAATGACCTGAACCAACTTCAGGGCATCGGCGCGCAGCAGGAGAACAAGGCGCAGCAGGGCCTCACGGAAGACTTCAACCGCTACATGTATAACCAGCAATCCCCGTGGGACAACCTCATCAAGTACGGTGGCCTCGCCTCTGGAATTGGCTCGATGGGCGGTACTTCCAACGGTACGCAGACGCAGCCGGGTCCAGGGATTCTTGGTGGCATTGGTGGCCTGTTTGGCCTCACGGGCGCATTGAAAGACACGGGCGCATTTGGCCCAGCCGGATGGCTCTTTTAGGGGTAGAAAATGGCAGCACCGTATTATCTCGCGGCCCCCAAGGGCGACGAGTACCAGCCATCGTTTTTCGAGAAGCTATCCAACGGCATCAACAACATGCCGAGCGAGAGCTTCTACAACCTCGCCAGTGCGCTTGCGACCCCGGGGCCTTGGGCGCAGAGGCTCACCGCTGGGCTTGCCGGATTTGGCTCGCCCATCGCAGCACAGAAGAAGAAGCAGGGCCTAGCTGCTGCCTTCGACCAGCTTCTCCCCACCATCCCGGAAGCACAGAGGCCGATCTTTGCCGAGATGGTGAAGAATGACCCGCAGGCTCTCATGGGTGCACTCTCAACGCAGATGTTCGCAAAACCGAACGAGCCGACAAGCGACATCCAGAACTACCAGTTTGCGGTTCAGCAGGGCTTCCCGGGGACGTACTTCGACTTCAAGAAGCAGTTGGCGCAGGCACAGGTTACGCCTCTTGGGGTAGACGTTCCAGGCGTTGGGACCATTGACCCCAAGACCGGCGCTCCGATGGCACCATCAGCACCACCTCCGCAGGCCATGCCATCGCCGTCCCGTGGTGCGCCCGTGCCGCCACCTGCGTCGGTCATTGCTCCTGACAGTCCGGGACAGTTCTTCAATCCCGACATGCACAAGAACACGCTTGGCGATGGCATGATGCCGCCAGAGATGCAGGGGCCTCCCCCTCTCAATGCGGCTGACTTCCCGCCCGCGCCTGCTCCTACAGCGCCACTGCGACCCATCCTCGACCCGCAAGCCAAACTGCTGAACCTTGGTGCGCCTCCGCAGGGCCAAATGTGGGTTTACGGCGCGGATGGGAAAACTCCTACGCTGCAATCTGTTCCCGGTTACAAGGCTCCGGCGGGGCAAGTCCCAGCCGAGGTTGGGGCAAGAATTGGTTTGGCCGAAGGGTTCCTGAAAAGGTTTGACCAAATCAAGAAAAGGCTCCCTGAACTTGATAGCATCCAAGGTCGTGGGCAAATCCTGTTCAACACGGGAACAGGGGCGGAGGTTAAACGCTACATTGAGAGCGGGTCAGAGGCCCTCATCAGAAGCCTCACTGGCGCAGGAAAGTCACAAGAAGAAGCCAGAAGCTATGCAAGCCGCTATCTTCCGCACCCGCTTGATACAGACTTCGACCTGAACAGCAAGTTGGAGGGCCTCAAGTATGACCTTGAGAACTCAATCTCTGGAACCATGAGTGATCGTGGTGGATGGCAGTCCCCTGCCAAAGAGCCAGAGCCATCCAAGGAAGACCTTGAATTTACAGCCAAGAAATACGGAATTTCCGTGGAAGAGGTTAAGCGGAGGCTGAAGAATGCCAACTGACCTTCTCGCCCCTGCAAAGACCAATAAACCCAAGGACTTGCTTGCCAAGCAGCCAAGCGTATTTGATGAAATCATGCAAGGCCCTGTTGGTCAGGTAGGTTCTGGTATATTGGAGGGGGTCGCCTCACTTCCGGGCCTTCCGGTCGAATTGGCGTCATGGGCGAAAGGCATTCCGCTTGAAGGTTCCAACCTTGAGAATTGGGGTGCAAAAGGCTGGCAAGACTTTGCCCGCCGCAACATCGGCGAAATCTCCGCCCCAGCACCGACAGACGACCTTGGCCGCGCCTCGCGCAAGTTGGGCGGGTTCCTGGGTGGTGGTGCGGTTGCGGGGCCTGCGGCAATGGTCCCCAGTCTCACAGGCTTCGTCGGCTCTGAAATTGGTCGCGAGACGGATAAGGCTGGCCTTACGGGAGGTTACGGGGAAACTATTGGGGGACTTGCTGGAGCTACTATCCCCGGCCTCGTCCGTGGACAGCTCACTTCAGGACTCAAGAAAGCCCCATCAAACGACGAACTCAAAGCCGCAGGGCAAGCAGCGTACCACGCAGCAGATAATTCAGGGGTCATGTTCACCCCCGGCGGTCTCTCGAAACTCGCCGAAAGCGTTAAGAGCGCAGCCGCCGACTTCGGGTATGATCCGGCTCTCCAGCCCGGGATCAAGGTCGTCCTCGACAGGCTTGAACAAATCGCCCAAAACCTGACGACCTTCAAGGGTCTGGATCAGGTTCGCAAGATCGCCAATAACGTTGCTCGCGATGGCACCAACCCTTCGCAGCGATCCCTTGCCGGAAGCATCGTCACCAAGATTGACGACTTCATCGAACACGCTGGCCCGACTGATGTGGCATCGGGCGATACCGCAGCGGCTCAGACGGCAGTCAGGACGGCTCGTAACCTCTGGAGCAGGCTCCGCAAGTCGGAGATGATTGACGAGGCTCTTGGCAAGGCTGAGAGACGTGCCGCGTCTACTCACTCGGGTGGGAACCTCGACAACGCCACACGGCAGAACATCCGCGCCATTCTTGACAACCCAAGGAAGGCAAGGCTGTTCACCAAACCAGAGCGTGCGCTCATGGAGAAGGTTGTGCGCGGCACGGCATCCCAGAACGCGCTTCGATTGCTTGGCAAGCTATCGCCGGATGGTAGTGGGCTAATGTCGGTTTTTGGTATTGGTGCAACCTATGGGGCGGGCGGCATTGGTGCGGCTCCGTTCCTTGCGGGCTATGTCGCCAAGAACATCGCGAACTCCCTTACCGAGCGAAACATCAAGTTGCTGTCAGAGGCAGTCCGCAGGGGCAGCCCCGGATCATCACCGGCGGACATTGCGGAGAAAGTTCGACTCATCATGGGTGAGGCACAGCGCCGTGCCGCTCTCGCTGGAAAGTCAGCAGCACCCGCTATTCTCGGCTCATTCAATACGAGGTCTCAATAATGGCAACAGGCGTCAAATCCTGGTCTAGACCATATCGTTAACTGTGGTAGAATAGTCTCGTCAATTAACGACGAGGCAAGCCATGAAACTGAAGGACATGACGCCTGAAGAGGCTGAACGCAGACGGGAAACCCTGCGGCGCTACAACGGCAAGCCAGAGCGCAAAGAGTACATGCGGGCTTGGTACGAGAAGAACCGGGAGCGGCACCGGGAACTGGGCCGCAAGTGGCAGCGTGAAAACCACGAATACAGCTTGGCTTTGCACCGAGATGGATACCGCAGGAACAGGACTGCACGACTTGAGAAAGGTCGCGGCGCATATCATCGGGACAAGCTGACCCCGAAGATGATCGCCAAGAACCTGATGGGTGGGGCGCGCAGGCGAGCGCGTGAAAGTGGCATTGAGTTCACACTGACCAAGGAATGGGTGCTTGAGAAGGTGCTTGCCGGGGTCTGCGAAGTGAGCGGGCTTAGGTTTGAGCCGGGGAGCGGGCTTCACCACCCGATGTCTCCATCACTGGACAAGATCAGCCGAGATGCTGGCTACACGCCAGAGAACACGCGCCTAGTTATATGGGCCGTGAACAATTTGAAGGGCATAGGAACTGACGAGACAATGTGGAAAGTGGTTGAAGCGATGATTTCCAATCGTAGCAAGAAGGGGCCTAGATAATGGCAACTGGTGTGAAGTCTTGGAGCACAACGGCGGCAAGTAACGACTCTGCCGACTCCGCGATTAATTGGCTGGAAGGACAGGCTTAATTTGGGCCCCTTGTGGTGAAAGCCACATTGAATAACAGCGTGAATTGCTGGAACGTCTCGCAAGAGAAAATCAGCAGCCAAGCCCCTCACGGGGAAGGTTCAACGATCAGGGTTTAACCCGTAGGGCCAAGCGGCCCGAAGCGCGCTGCACCCCAATGGGGTGATGATATGATCTGATCTCAAAGGCGACTTTGAGCAGCCCGAAAGGGCGGTTTGGGACTTTGCACGCCCAAGCGAACATAATGCCATCCACAGTCAATGATTCATCCCGCGCCATGATGGCTGCGGTGAAGTCTTGGTATAATCTCATCGCTGGTGGAACTGTGTCCACGGGGACGGTGGGTGGAACTACTAGCGCCGTCACACTCACTTGCTCGCCTACGGTGGACGCTCGTTCCAACGGGCAGAGGTTCCTGTTCAAGGCAACGTCAGACCTTGTCGCTTCTGCCACCTTGTCGGTTGACGGACTAACGGCACTGGCCCTGACCATCAAGGGCGTTGCCATCTCGACGGGTCACGTCAAGAACGGAGACCTGATTGTGGTGTCCGACGATGGGACGAACTACGAAATCATATCGCAGCTTCGCTCGTCCCAGATCGTCAATGCCCAGACGGGAACAACCTACACGGTCCTTTCCTCTGACCGTGGAAATCTTGTCACCATATCAAATGTTGCTGCCATTGCCATCACGCTGCCACAGGCGACGTCGTCTAGCGCATTCTCGGCAGGATTCTGGACCGAGATTGAGAACATCTCAACCTCAAGCCTTGCCACGATTACCCCCACGACTTCGACCATCAATGGCGCTTCCACGCTCATTGTTTATCCGGGGCAGCGGTACAAGATTACAAGCGACGGCACGAACTACCGCGCCATCAAGATGGGCTCTGACTTGTGGCGGTACAGCGCGAAGACGGCGAACTATACGCTGCTCCCTGCTGACGTGAAGCCGCCGACAGTTTTTGACTTCACGACTGCGTCTGCCACATTGTCAACCAATGTCGCTTCCAGCAACTTTTCCGGTGGCGTGTTTATTGTAAAAAACTCGGCATCCACAGGGGATGTGACCTTCGATCCGAACTCGACAGAAACCATAGACGGATCGACAACCCTCATCATTCACCCTGGACAAACGTATCTGATCCAGAGCGATGGCTCTAACTGGAAGTCGATTGGCGACAACGTTCTGATGAAGTCGTCGGCCATTGCGTCGAAGACAGGAAGTTACTCGGCCACGACTGCGGACAGGGGCAAGAGCATCCGCTTTGCGGGTTTGGCAGCAGACGCAACCTTGACACTCCCGGCGGCTGCTACGTGCGGTGATGGATTTGTGCTGTACGTCAGCAACGAGGACACCACAGACACCGCTCCGTTTGGTGTCATCGTTGATCCGAACGGTGCAGAACTGATCGACGGCTTTTCGACCCGCAAAATGTACACGGGATCGCGCGTCACGCTCCTCTGCGACGGTACTGGCTGGCGCACGGTAAATGGTGTTTACAGGTTTTTCTCTGGCGACCAGACACTAGCAACGTCCACCGTTACCACGTTCACGCACGGCTTGGGCGTGAGGCCGAGGCGCATGTGGGGCGAGTACAAGTGCACAACAACAGACCTCGGATACGCGGTTGGAGATGTCGTTAGCGCGGCCGGAGCAATCGAATCTGACGGCGCGGTTGTTCGAGGCGTTACCCACACCTCAGACTCAACAACGCTGAAGATGATAACGGGCAACAGTGTAAATCCGTACTACCCGCGCAAAGATACCGGCGCGCTCGCAAGTATTACGGCAGCAAGTTGGCGCTACCGCGTCTACGCGGAGGACTAGCCCATGCTCATCCCCGCAATTGCCGCGCTTATAGGCGCTATCCTCTACCGCCTTCGTGGTGGGCCTCTCAAAGACTGGTTCGGCATCGGCACTCAGTTGTCGCGCCTTGCTTGGGCCATCCCCACGGCTGCACTGATGACGGAGATGTCTCACGCCCCGTGGTGGCTTGCGCCCATCCTCGTCCTCACGAATTGGGGCTCTCTCGTCATGTTCGGGACAGGGCAATACCTGCCCCTGAACGCCAAGCTGAACTACCCAGACTTGCTTGGCTTCTACCGCAACTGCCTCGCAGCCATTCCGGTGTTCTACTTCTCGCCTGAGATGTTTGGCTTATACGCGATAGTTGGTGCCACTCATTCGGCGCTCTACTGGCTTGGGCATCGCACTGGATACGGCTCACAGGCCGGTGAATGTCTTGTTGGTGCGGCTTCATGGGTGGCAATAACGATATGTCGATGAAACCTTCAGATTGGGTTCTAAGCTTCCTGAAGCAGTTTGAGGGCTTGGCCCGCGTCGGGAACGATGACCTTGTGTACCCGTATAAGGATTCATCCGGCTACCCAACTCAGGGCTATGGGCGGCTTCTGAGCAAGGACACGAATGCCCCGCTGAGTAATTGGCCACCAATCACGAAGGATGAGGCCGAAGCGTGGTTTGCGCATGATGTTGGTGTGGTTGCAGACCAAGTCAACTCCGCTGTGAAAGTAACGCTAGACCAAGCGCAGTTTGACGCTCTTGTCAGCCTCACATTCAACATTGGCGTCGGGCAACTTCTGACCTCAACGCTACTCAGAAAGCTAAATGCACATGACTATTTGGGCGCGGCTGGCCAGTTCGTCCGCTGGAACAAGGACCAACACGGAAAGCCAGTTTTAGGACTTACTCGCAGACGTGCGGCAGAGCGCGATCACTTTCTTAGGGGCTAGAGATGGATGAGCTTAATCATTGGGTTGGTCTTGTTGCTGCTGCTGTTGGTAGCTTCTTCACGGCAGCAGTAGGCGTTGCCATGAGGCACGCCCACAAGGTGCAGAGGGGCGAGCCATTCAGCTGGATTCGCGTTGCCCTTGACGGGCCTACCGTCCTGTTTATGGGCCTCGTAGGTGGTGCGCTGGGGCAATACCTCCACTCGGCATACGCCATGCCGGAATTGTTCGGCAGCGTCATTGCGGCGTCAGGTGGCTACCTTGGCCCATCCGTGGTTGACAGGCTGGCGGAAGCCATCGCGAAGAGGGCAGGAAAATGATGCGCCGCGCCCTTCGGAACACCCCGCTGCATGTTGGGAACATCATTGCGTGGCTGATCCTGGCGCTGTCGATTGGTTTTGCCGTTGGGTGGGTAGCAAACGGTGAGCGTCTTTACGGCAACTGCACGGTGATAGTGTGAGCAAGCAAAAGAAGCCGAAGCGCAAGGGCGGGGATACCACCAAAGCCTCGCAGCGCATTTTCTACCGCCGCCCACGAGACATGTTTGCCGAATTCATGTGGTCAGGTCCCGGCTTTGTGTTCGCCGTTCTCGTCTTCGGCGCGCATGTCATATTCATCCATATGTTTGGGTGACGGATGCCCTATCCACGGCTTTCCAAAAAAGAGTGGAACAGGCGCAAGAGTTTCATCCATAAGGCACTAAAGGCCGGATACCCACCTCCGGGGACGATAGGCCACCACGGGCAGGCGGCAATTGCCGTCGCCGCGAGGGCGCTAGGAATCCAGCCATGCTCGCTGCAGAACGCAATCCGCTCTGCCGAACTGCAGGGCTTCCCAATGCCGGATTGGTCGCTCTACAAGCAGGATGACGGCAAGGCGATACCGGACAAGACACCGGACACGATCAGGACACGCAACCAGATTGCTGACCTGAAGCGGCGACTTGACGAGGCCCTGAAATACGCGGCGAAGCTGGAGGACATCCGGGGATCAGTCTTCAACCTTGCACCGGACAAGTTGCAGATACCCAAGTGGCAGGTTCCTGCAACAAGCACCAAGTCACAACCGGAAATCCCCACGCTGTTCACGTCAGACTTCCAGGCGGGTGAGGTTATCCGCTCAAGTGAGTTGGACTTCCCGAACGACTACAGCCCCGACATTTTCCGGGAACGCTATCGCCGCCTGATCCGCACCAGCATCAAGCTGCTGGAGCGCGAAAGCCCGAAGATGGAATACCCCGGCTTCGTCTATCTCCGGGGAGGCGATGCGGTATCGGGCGACATACACGCCGACTTGAGTGAGACGCAGGACACGGTCCCCACCGAACAAACACAGATGGTGGCGGAAGAGGAGATACGCGGCCTTGAGGAACTGCTGCGCGTCGTTCCCAAAGTAACCGTCTATTCCGTTCCCGGCAACCATGACCGGGCCACGCTGAAGCCACGGGCGAAGAGGTTCGTGGCGCTTACCTATGACTACCTCGCCATCTGGGCGATTGAATCCTACTTCAAGGCCAAGGGTGAGACGCGCATCACGTTCTGCGCACCTCCATCTGGTGACGCCTATTACACGCTGTTCAACACGCATTACCTTCTGACGCATGGCGACAGGATAGGGGCAAGGGGCGGGCAAGGCTTCATCGGCCCATCGGCTGTCATCAGCAAGGGGATTCACAAGGTTCGTGCGCAAATGGCGCGCATGGGAAGGCCCGTGGACTACGTCCTGACAGGCCACTTTCATGTTGCGATGCAGCTTCCCAACGGGATTGCAAATGGGTGCCTTGCTGGATTCAGCGAATACGCCAAGAGCGAGTTACGGGCAGAGCCAGAGCCACCAACACAAACCATGTGGTGGACGCACCCCAAGTGGGGCCTAACGACGATCAGGCGAGTGAGGGTGGATCATGACTGATGACATCGAAGTCGAGCGCACCGTCACTGTAGCCGTTGAGGCGTTGCCGTTCTGGCACGCGCACGCGCACGACGCCACGCTGCGCATGTGGATATTCCGCGAGATTCACGGCATCGAAATGCCACTCACCCCCGCAACACTCGAATACATGGAAAGCGCGTTTCAATGGATCAAGAAGGGCAAACGGAAAAAGCCGGACTTGAAGGTAGTGAAGTGATGCAAGCCCCCAACAGAAGGTTTTCGGTGAACGAGGGAGTCGGGCCATTTGTGATTTCTGTGGGCTTCACGCAGGATCACACGGGGGCCTGGACGGTTCCTTATGAGGCTTTCATTAGCTCGCGAGGAAGAAGCGGCACCGAACTCGATGACCACTTGTATGAGATAGGCGTCCGCATTTCGAAAATAATGCAGGGCGAGTGACGTGCTTGCGGTGCCGCATTATCGGCAACGCACAAACTACACTTGCGGGCCAGCCTGCTTGCGCATGGTACTTGAGTACCACGGAAAGTCACTCAGCGAAGAAACCATTGAAAAGCGGTGCGGGGCAGACCCTGCAAATGGAACATCACCTTTCAAGATTGCAAGGTTTCTGAGACGCAACAGGTATAGCCACAAGCAGCAGCAGCGCATGACGCTGTCGTTGCTCACCGCGTATCTGGAGCGCGGATGGCCCGTCATCGTGGCCTATCAGGCATGGCCTCACAAACCATCACAGACTGACTTGGGGAGGTCGTGGGATCATGGACATTATTCAGTTGTGGTTGGCATTCGCGATGCTCGTGTTTGCCTGGTGGACCCTTCTTCCAGAAGACCACGACGGTATCTAGACGCGGACAAGTTCATCGCTTCATGGCGAGACATTGAGAACAGCGGGCGCATTTACCGCCGCTGGGGTGTGGCCGTTGGGCCGAAATACAGGAGGCGCACATGAAGTGTGGCGAATGCAGATTCTACAACGAAATCCGGCATCGGGGCGGCGAATGCCGCGCCGACCCGCCGAGACTTTTCATGGATGGAAGCGGCCGGTCTGGCTGGCCGCCGACAGGGCGAGACGAATGGTGCGGTCGTTTCGTTGCGAAGGATAGCACCGCAACAGAGGTCGTTGTCGGACAGCCTCACATTCAGGAGTAACACACATGGACGTTCCTTATGGAAAGTCGGTCGTTGTGCCGTTCAGTTTCGTGGACGCAAACGGCAACGCGGCGAAGGTAGACGGGCTCCCGGTCGTTTCCTCAACGCTTGGCGAAGTTGTTGTAGCAGCTACGGACACTGGCTTTACGGCTACGTTGACCATTGGCGCGGTAGGTGCTGCCTCCCTTTCCGGGACGGCTGACGTTGACCTTGGCGAGGGCGTGAAGGACCTGGCGTTCGCGCTGGGTGACTTTGTCGGCCTTGCCTCGCCGGAAGCCGCCGCCGTTCAGGTTGGCGAGCCTTCCATCATCTAGTGAAGTCGGGCGGGTGGTAAGGCCCATCCGCCCTTCTTGTTCCGCCTGCCAAGTGTAGGACGGACATTCGGGGTCGCTAGTCGCCCCTAGCAATGAAAGGAAACAACATGCTTGCACTTCTTCCGAAGGAATTCTTCTTCAGCTTGATCCGCCACGCCCTCACGGTTGGGGCTGGATGGCTTGTCTCTCAGGGCATGACTGACGGTGATTCAGCCCAGGCGCTCATTGGTGGCGTCATGGGAACCATTGCGGTTTCGTGGTCCCATTGGGTCCACACGCCGTAATGGGCTGGCTTAGAACAGCGGGGGCGGCAGTCGCCGTCCTCGTAATTCTCTACGCGGGCTGGACTGCTGCTGGCTGGCGTGCAGATGCCATGCAACTTGAGAGTGCCAAGATTGAGCTTCGGAACCAGATAGAGCGTACCGTCGCCTCTGACCGCGAGCGACTTGCCGTTCAGGAGAAGCTGACACAGGCCCAGGAAATGCTCGCCAAGAAGCTAGGAACAACCCTCAAAGCGATTCAAGACCATGCACCGAAAAGCCATGACTGCGATATTCCTGACCCTGTCGCTAGTCAGTTGCAATCACTTAGATCAGGCCAATAGCTGTCCCCAGCCGCCCCCGGTTCTGCTTCAGCGTGAACCATCCCTTGCAGAAATCAATCCGCTCAAGATGCCGTTGAGCCAGCAAGAGGCTTTGACGCTATGGGCGAAGGACGCCGCGCAGTACGAAGCCCTGCGGGAGCGTCACACCGATTTGCAGATGTGGATTCGTTACTGGTGCCTCGCTCACTACGGGAACAAATAAATGCCATCCCTAGCCGACCTTCTCCGCAATGACCCGTGGGGCGCTCCCCCGCAAACACCGCTTGCCAAGACAGTGACGGATGTCGGCTTTGACCCGTCCTTGGGCTTTGCCGGGGCGGTGGATACCTACCTCGCACGCCTCAAGAAGATGCAGGGCGGTCTTGCACAGGACATGCTCGACACCGCTGCGGACCCTAATGCAGAGGGCATCCAGAGGGCAGCGAACCTGCTAGGCGGGCTTGGGCTGAAGATCGCAAACGTGCCTATGGCGCTGATGCCATCGTCTCAGGAACTCAGGGACCGTGCCTATCAGGCGGGGGCATCTCCAGAGGTCCAGGCGCTTGGTGGGGCTTTGGGTGATGTGGTCAACATTCCAGACCCTGCTACGGTAGGTCCTGCGCTTGCGGCTCTTGTGAAGGCGGGGGCGACAGCGAAGGGTCTGGCTGCGGCTGCACCATTGGGGTTTAAGGCTATGGCCGTTGCTCCGGGTAAGGGGCGCGGTCTTGCAGAACTTCTCGCAGACGCTACTCCAGCAGAACAAGCAGCCCTCAAGGCTAGGCTGGAAGCAGAAGCAGCACAGACAGGTGGTCAGGCTTCCAGTGTTTCACGGGAACAAGCCTTGAATGGGCTGACGGGGGATAACGGCATCATCGCCTATCACGGTTCCCCTCATTCCTTCGACAAGTTCGATATGTCGAAGATTGGAACGGGTGAGGGGGCGCAGGCTTATGGGCATGGGTTGTATTTTGCTGAGAAAGAGGATGTTGCAAGGGCGTATCGGGACGCTCTTTCTGATGCAAAGGTCCAATCACCAGATGGGTCTCAGGTATGGTCGTTCCCAAAAACTGGTGGCATTTCCCTAAGTATAAACCCAAATAACGAAGTTGATTGGGCGGCTAGTAGTTACCTACAGAACGCTAACGGTGACGTTGATAAGGCAATCAGCAACATTATGAAGTCCAGATATGCGGACTCGCCTCTGGAAAAAAAGACTATCGCAAAACTGAATGAGTGGAAATCATCAGGCGTAAAATTATCGTCAGACGGCTCCATGTACCAAGTCCACCTCAACGTCCAGCCCCATGAACTGCTTGATTGGGATAAGCCTCTGAGTGAGCAGCCGAAGGCAGTGAGAGACGCGCTTCATTCACAGCCTGAAGTTCAGCAGAGAATTGCTGACGCATCCAAGATTCTTGGCCCAAAAGCGGCAGACATGAAGGGGGAGTCGGCATATGCGGCGCTAACTGGGTGGCGTCGTGGAGCTCAATTGTCGCCCCCTACAGAAGTTTCTGCGGCTGTGTCTCAAAGGCTGAAGCAAGCAGGCGTAAAAGGCATAAAGTACAAAGACGCAGGCTCCCGTGACGGTGTTGGCGGGACCAACAACTACGTCATATTTGATGACAATCTAATCACCATCCTAAAGAAGTATGGCATCCCCATGACCGCAGGCGCAGGCGGGGCAATGCTGGTTTCAGGTCAGCATATGCCCCCCGATATTGCGGCCCAGCTACAGCAGCAGTAGCTGGTTGATGGTGGTGATAGTCGCCCCAAACACGCTGATCCCCAATACGCAGCTAAACACCGACAGCATCAGCAAGGGGAAAAACCCCGACAGGTAAGCGTCTACACGCTCCCCACGGGTGGATGCCCAGCCGTGTTTTGGTCGGGTCAATACGCGCCGGGTCATTGGATAGCCCAAGCGCAGGCGAGGACCATAAACGCCATCGCCAGGTCGAAGACAAACGCAAGAATCGCAACTATGATGAAAACAGCCTTACGCATGATACCCTCATGTGTTGGTTAGGCCCTGCCATCACCTGTTAGCGCAGGCGGCGGGGCCGCTTCGTTTGAAGCCCGCACACTATGCGCTCAGTCCGTAGCCAAATCGCTAAAAGCCCAAGCGTATCAATGGGGATGTTTCTGCACTTAGCCGCGCCAAGCCTTTGAATTCATTGCACTTCGAGACTTCAGCTGGGCTCACCAACTGCAAAAAATATCTTTTGTCTTTCAATGGCTTAGGTAAATTTTTGGCTAAGAGGTTATAACCTTAGCCACGTTCCTGTTCCCGCTTCAGGCCGTCTGCCGCCTGTTTCGCAAGACGCTCTTGGCTTGCCGCGCGGGTGTATCGCTCGACCTCTGCCAGTGATCTGTGGCCCGTTATTGCCATGATCTCGTGAACGGACTTCCCCGCCTCTGCTAGTCTTCGCGCCGCTGCCTTGCGCAAGCCATGCGCTGACACCTTCAGCCCCGCCTCGTTGCATCGATCCCGG